GGCCTTGTGGGTGCCCTTCTTGCACCTGCAGGCATATGAATGGAACAGGAATTTCTTTTCAAAATACGGCTCGATCACATCGACGATGGAATGGAATGCGACACGGTCGGCCACCACCGGTGCGGTGATGATCCGGCACTTCGGCCAAAATACCGTCTTGACCACCGACATGCTCGGATGCCAGGTGAGGTTAACAAATTGGTCATGCAGATCATACAGGTTCTCCTCCAGGTTGGCTGTATACCGGAGAATCGACTTATGATACCGGCGTCTCTTCCTAGTGTTCAGATACCCGTTATACAGGTTCTCAAACTCACAAATTGGTTCCCATAAATTTCCTATTCGTTTTGACATGGCTCTCAAAAAGAACTTGGGCGGCTTTTGCTGCGGCCTTTGGCGTTAGCTACTTGTCGCCCAAGTCTGGTTTATCTTTTCCCTTGCGGGAAGGATTATGGCTCCTTTTTCCCCTACACTATGTCCGATGCCCCGTAAGGCGTCGGCTTCCAGTAGACGGGGATGAAGCTACCCGGAACTCAATGTTGCCGTTCTGGTTCGACCGCGGGTTGTTCAGGTTGAGGTAGCCAGGCCCAGCATTGGAACCGTTGTTGTAGTTCCCAGAACGAAGCGGCAAACGGAACATCCGTACCAGCCATAACCCTAAAATTATCAGCTGCCTGCAATGGTCTTTTTCCATCCACCAAGCAGGCGGCCGATCTCGACAAATTTTCCTGTCATATAGCCGTAGGTCTTCACCGAAATGTACTTCAGCTCGACAGCAAGGTGTAAAAGCATTTTCACCTTGCTGATCTGTGTATCCAGGTCCTCCACCAGCCTAAGCTTCGCTTCGGACCCCCTGGCAACGTTCACCCTATCAATCAGCGTTCCGATCATCAAAATGCTCTCGCGCGTCATGTTGGCCAGAATGAACTTTTCCTCCTTCGGATACTTCTTCAATACTTCCCAGGCTTCTACGGTGGCGTCAGTCCACTTCTGAAATATTCTCAAATCCTCGGTCATGTACCAACTCCCTATATGCCAGATTACCAGAAATCAGAGGTCAGATTATCAAAGACAAAAAGCTACCCGGAACTCAACGCTGCCGTACTGGCCCGACCGCGGGTAGTCCAGGTAGAGGCAGCCAGGCCCAGCATTGGAACCGCTGCCGTAGCTCCCAGAACGAAGCGGCAAACGCTCTCCATTGTTCCGGATGTAGAGCGTTCCTTCGCTCATCTTCGAGAAGTCAGAGGCACCTGCAGGCTCGATTGGAGCAATGAGCAGCTGCTTCATCAACGCCGGGGTGACAAACCCCGCCTTGTTTACCAGAGACGCCCAGGCCACCGTCGTGTAATCGTCATAAGTGCCGATCACACCAGGTGCTCCAGTACGGTTGATGATGGCATCGCTAAGGATCGGATTGCCGTAGGCCTGTGTCACGCCGTCGTCGCTGTATGCGGCAGAGACATCGAAAAATACGTTCTGTGCCGGCCAATCAGCCTCGGCCAGATCGAAGTTGTTATCCGCCGGGCAGTAGACACGGCCATCGACCAGCTTCAGCAAATCGACCCAGGTGGAACGGTTGCCGATGAGATCGACAATCCCGTTGGCAGTCTGGTCGTGGTTCCAGGTAATGGGACCGGAGCCAGGAATGGTATACGGCGCTCCGGAAGTCAATCCGGGGGCAGCGCCATCCTCACGGACACCGGTTTCGTAGAGCGCCTTGTGTGATCGGCCATAGTTGGTGTTGCCATTCGGCTTGATGCCTTTCTTGGCCAACCAGATCGCAATCGCCGCCCATTCGTGGTTGGTAAGCATATGCCAGCCGGGACCCTTGTTCTTGCAGTAGGTCCGTGCCTGGTCGAATGTTTTTCCGCCGAGAGCCGGAACCATGGGCATGGAAACCGCGCGGTCGTCTGCCACGATTGACGGGTAGGTGCCGACGAAAATCTCGGACTTCTGCACGCCTCCCTTGATGAAGGCAGGATGCACGCCGGTGCCAAGGGCCGGGTCCATATCCTCCATGTTGAACTTGGGGATCACATTCATGATGGAAGGAAAACCCTTGTCATCATAGAGCACCGTCTGGTGTCCTCCGGATGCAGCTTCCACAGCCGCCCGATACGAATCCTTCACGAAAATAGTAGGCATCTTTACTCCTCCTTGCCAAACTTCAGCGGCCAAAGCGTAATGCTCACCGCGCCGATATCCAACGGATCAGCCACCATGACGGTAACCTCTCGTTCCTCTTCCCCTTCCTCTAGGACCACCGATTCATCGATCTCCTGGTGGTACGTCCGGGGAGGTATCTCCACTGTCGCCACGTAATCCCCACCGTCTTTGATGGTGTGGATGACCTGTTCATCGCGCTGCACTGCAGCCACATCGATGGAGTCCTCGCCGATCGTCAACACGGTTCCATCCAGTTGATAATCGGCATAGTCACCCTTGCCAAGCTTCTTTACCAGCACCCTAGGCCTCCTTCTTGCTTACAGTCCAGCGCACCTGGACCTGGTCGATTGTGCCGTTCATGTAAATCTTGAACCCGTTCGCCGCACGGTCGCCCACATAAATTTTGCCCTCCTGGAACCCTCCGCCCTCATAGGCGATCACATCCAGGGACACCGAGTAATCGGCATTCAAAAAGGGATACTGCAACGCAATATTCGCATATGGGGCGGTAATAAACAGGGTGGGCCACTTCGCCTCGATCCTACGGATATCCGTCAACGTGACTGCGGTAGCCTGCGGATCATTGGCCGACGTGTTGTTAGCCGGAATATTCACACGATACAAGGGCAAACCCTCATCCGGAACAACTTCCCCGATCTCCGTGCAGATCATGCGCATCACACCACCATCCTCGATCAGATAGCAGTAGCAGGAAGCCGCCACATCCGAAAGGTTGGACGGGATGATCGCCACATTCTCGGCCGCTGCTGCAGGTACCAGCCGACTGCCATAGAAACAAAGCCCGGTAGCCAGGGACAGGTTTCTGGTGGCACTTGCCGACTTGGTGACCGTGCATCCCTTGACCACGCCCCGGTTGACAATCGTCACCTCGCCCTTCTGGGTAAGGACCTGCTTCAACCTGGTGATCTCGCCGGCAGCTCCTCCGCCCAGGTGCAACGCCTTCATGGCCGCTGCGGCCAGTGCGTTGATCGAATCCGGACTGAACAGGTCGTACTGGTCAAGCCGCTCATCCAGGCTGCCAAATTCCCCCTTCGCACCGTCGACCTCGTCGGCCCGCTGCTTCAGATACAGGGTGCGGTTCGCCAGCTGCTTCGCCTGCTTGTTGCTGATGCCATCCGGCCCACCCATCACCGGATCAGTTGTCTCTATCTGGTAGATGCCATCTTCCCAGACGGGTGTTTGTGTCACATTTGCCATAGCTCCTCCTTGCTAGAAAATCAGAGTCCACTGACCATCAATGGTGATATCCGACGCCTTGTTGATGGGTTCAGTCCTGGTCTTGCGTGCGAACAGGGCACCGTCTGCACACAGCAGGCCGAACTCACTGATCGCCTTCCCGTTGGCTTCGGTGGAAGCCAAGCTCCAATGGAACGTCACCTGGCCGATCGCCGGGTACGAATGGGAATCGACGTTCTTCACGAACGGGGATGTAATCGCAACGTCGGAGGCGATCGGTGTGGCCGAGCGGGTGCCTACTGCGATCCTGTTCACGCTGCGGCCGGTCACTTCGCCGGCGACAAGCCGGGTGAGTGCAACCTTGGCCATATCGACAATGAGGTTGTCATCCCGGTACTCCTCGGTCAGCACCCCATTCGTATAAATCCGGATCATGAAACTCCCCCGGACCTGCTGCCTTTCTTGAATCTTCATACACACTCCTTATAGTTGGTTCACCTGCACCGAAAGCTCATCCAGCAAGGAAGGGTTATCCGGAGCATAGAACAATTGTCCACCGTAATTCACGCCACCCACATGCAGGGCGGCAAGCTTGATCTGGTCGGAAACCCTGTGCTGAAGCAGCAGTTCTCCGATCGCGTCGGCCATGGAGTTGGCATACCGCGCACCCTCGGCCTTCTTCTGCGATGCAAAAACCAGATGGCCGGCATGGGATACAAACCCTCCGTAGGCCATGACCCCACTCTGGGTGAACGGGAGCTTACGGATGCCGGTCCAGGTTCCCAGCTTCGCCTTCACCCCTATATATAAGGTAGAGCCGTCGGCCACCACCGAGCCGGCATGCAGCAGTTGCATACCGTGGTCGTGTTTGATCTGCCCATCATGGCACAGGTCCCCGGGAAGCCAGTCCAGCACGTTGTCATTTAGATTGACCGCAAGGTCCTCGACCATGGGGATATGCTCCACAAAGCGGAACCAGTCGACCAACGTGATGGCTATGTTCGGATCAAGCTCCTTGCCCAGGAATTCCCAGAGCCAGGCACGATCTGCATTCATCATGTCCAAGACCTTCACGGTCAGATGCAGGAATTCCTCGACAATCTCATACTCGCGGCCGGTGAAGCGCTGGCCGATCGCCGTCTGGAAGAATACCCGTTCGCCGCGGCGTTGCAGGTAGAAGGAGGCTGCAGCCACACGCTGGCGGTAGCTCTCGTCCGTATCATTGGAGTAGCGCGGGACGGCCAGGGCCTTCCCATGGGCTGCCAAGGCCTTCGCATCGGACAGGAACGGGAAGAAGTTGCGCAGCGTGGCCGTCGCATCCTGACCGAGTATCTCGCCCAGGCGCTCGATGAGGGAGAACAGCCTGCCCCGGTTCGTTTTATCCCTGCCGGGAGGGTTGAGGTTGTCTATCACCTGCTTCATATCACACCTTCGTCGCCGTCACGGCCGCCACGATGATCGAATCTTCGTCAGCGCTTATATCCCTGGCCGGGGAGAGGACTTCCACCGAGTCAAGCCCAAGGGCATCAAGGGTCGCATAAATCTCCCTGATCTCAAGCTTGCCTCCGATGCCAAGGCTATAGACATGCTGCAGCACAGCCTCCTGCACCTCGTTCTCGGTCGCCTCTCCGGAGAAGACCACATCGATGGAGGCAGCTGTCTGCTGCGGACCCTTCACCTGCAGGTCGTTGCAGATCAAGGCATGGTCATACAGCGCCTGGTACACGTCATCAAGCAGGGCTTGGGAGGGGATGCCGGCAACCGACACCACGATCACATCGACCGTTCCGTAGCCCCGCGGGGTACGGATCAGCCTGATCTCCTTCACTCCGGAAACACTCATCGCATAATACTCGAACGACACCGGCGGGTTGCCCTGTCCCTGGCTCATCCATCGGTCGGATATCCTTGCGCGATACGCTTCGTCCAACTCCTCATCGGTCCCGGCGGAGGTGATCCAATCGGGGCCGAAGTGCACGCTCTCGACACCGGCGATCACCCTGGTAAGCAGCCCGGGATCATCGCTGATGTTGTACTGCGAACCGGCGAACTCCGCCTCGACGGGAACCTGGAAGATGCCGGCCACAAAGGCCATATCCTCGGTGATCCGGAAACGCAGCGTGGTTCCGGAAACAGTGATCCATGTCCCTGCTGCCAGGGAACCGTCGGCATAGGCGCTCACTGTGGCCATGCCCCGGGTCTTGGTTGCGGCAAGCCGCACGACCCCGAGCATGAGGCCCCACATGGAAAGCCAGCGCCCGCCAGCCGTTTCCAGGTTGGTCTGCTGGTAGATCGGGGCCAGATAACTCCGATACAGGGTAGAGACTATCCTGGAAAAGGTTTCAAGCAGTCCCCGGAGTACACCGGTCGACTTGAAGTTGCGGATGCCGGTCTCCTCGGAGGCAACACCGATCACGTCCTTGCGTATCTCATCATCGCTTTTCTGCAGAAAAGACAAGTCTTCAGCCATCCAGTCCTCCCATCAAATCTTCCAGGTCGAAGAGCAGTTGCACCTCGTCCAGCTCACCGATCACCACGAACGCAAGGCGGAAGGTGCCGTTCTCCAGCCTGGTCGCAACCACCGTCGAGGCATCCACCCGCGGATCGGCAAGCGCCACGCGCTCCAGCTCGTTGCATACCGACAAATCCACGTCCAGCTCACTGTTGAGCTGGTCCAGCAGGGTGCTTCCCGCTTCCTTGTCCCAGGCAACCGCACCCACATGGATGCTCAATGCCTCGCGGATATCCTGGGCCACCAGGCGGGCGCCGCTTGCAAGCTGCACATCCCCGTCAGTGGTGAACACTACGTCCCTATTCTCATCAAGATACAAATCCGTGCCGTAATCCATGCTCACCCTCCCAGCAGGGCGGCCACCTTGGCCTTGATGCCTGCGGCCGTTCCGGCCTCCATCGATGTGGTGATGACCGAGTCCCCACGAGTGTCCGTACCGTTTGCCTTCAAGGCACCACAGAGGTCAAGAATCTCATCAAGCAATGCCTTGAGCGTCCCTCCGCCGTTGGCGATCGTGATCTTGCCGTCGGCGGCCAGCGTGATGTGCGCACCCTTTCCGTCGCAGATCACCAGCGATGCAGGCGCCGCATCGGAGCAAGGCTTTACCTGCTCGCCATAGACGGCACCGACAAACGGCCAAGCCTTCGAGGAGGCGATGAAGGAAACGACCACCACAGTGCCCTCCTCCGGAGGTGCATAGATGCCGCGCCCGTCCTTTCCTGCCCAGATAGGGGAAAGAGGAACTTCCTTCAACAGCTCGCCGGTGGCCTCAAGGCTTCCAGGAACAAGCACGGTCGCATCGATGCAGTATCCGCCGGTTGCGGCCTTCACATAGGCTTTGTCCACCCGTGCAAGCACAGGAGCTGCAACCTGGCTGCGGATGCGCTCGTCGATGATCTCGGCCAGGCTTCTCATAGCCACCTCACCTTGGCACAGGTCTCGTGCCGGTCCGACCTCACCACGATCTCCACATCCTCGGCTTGGCACTGCACGCCATCGATGGTGAGCAGCTGGCCGTACAGCAGCGGCAGCACATGCAGGCCGTACATTCCCCGGCGCATCCATAGGATATCCACGCCGGTGACAACCGAGATTGAAGATCCAAAATCCGGACGAATCGAAGGAAGCGGCCCGAAATGCAGCACGCCATCGATGCCGGGGATTATCACCAGGTCAAGTTTTTGGTACTGACGCACAGCCCATCGCAGGTTCTGCAGCAGGCTGAACATGATCTGGTCCGGATAACTGAATCGTTCTAGACAGACGGACGGGATTGCGGACAGGTCGTACTTGGCCACACCCGCCTCGGTGAGTATGTCGGTGGCAATCTCCGCAACCGTAGCTTTCCTCCAGCTGGTGGCTTTCACCACCGTTCCCATGGACCGGTAGTACGGCTCCTTGCACAGCAGGTGCTTCACCCCAACCTCGCCGGGATTGACAATCTTCACCACCAAGGTGGCGAACAGCTGCAGGCGGTCCTCATATTTATAGGAAAGCGTAACGGCCGAATCCTTGGCCGCCTTGGTCGAGGTAGGCACATAGATGGTTGCCGTCGACCCGTAGATACGGGAATGGAACAGCAGGTTCGAATACTGCACTTCCTGCCCATCGATCGCAACGACGATCTCAACCGCCCGTGTACCCAATTCATTCATGGTAATCCGCCTCCAATGCTTGCAATTTCCTACCCTCCGCCGCTGTCATCAGCGTCGGCTGTATATCCGTCGTACCACTGTCCTGCACTGCCGCCCCCTGCTGCTTCTGCACCTTGCCCACCACAGGGTCGTGCTCGACCAGGGAGATGACCACATCCAGGCGGTCGGCATCCTTGCCGTCATCGCTGGAAAGGCCGCGGAACAAGGCCGCCTTCAACTGGTGGGAACGGAACACATTCCCTTCCAGGGCGTACACCACAGGCTCTCCCTGGCGCAGCTTCTTGAATGCACTGGTGAGGAGCAGCAGCTTGTCATACCGGCTGGACCCTCCGTCGGTCGGCTCGATCATGGTCAGATACAACTTGACCGAAGCATCATCGAACCCGTTGAAGGTCTTCTCCGATCCGCTGGTCAGCAGCAGCTCGGCCTCGCCGATGACCATCTGGCCGCCGATGCTGACACGCTCCACAAATCCGGGAAGGGTCACACCGTTGACCGTCAAGGAAAAATCATTATTCAAACGGATGGTGTTGGCACTCATATTGCAACCTCCTCCGTGCTGTCCAGCTCAAACTGCTGCTCAAGCGAAGAGACGAAGCGGATCACATCCTGGATATCCTTCACATCCGGAAGGGTGATCTGCTTGATCTCGGTGTGGTAATGCTTCTCAATCTTCTGCTCTCGCTTGGAAAGGCGGTCCACCAAAGAGGAAAGCAAGCCGCCTTGTCCCTGGGGAGCTGCAGCCTCACGGCTTCCTTCCTGCTCGGGGGTGGGGAACTGCAGTACGTTTGCTGCGGGGGATGCAACCTGGACACGGGCGAACAGGTTCTCGCTCGCCCTGGTAAGCAATGCGCCACCCTGGGACAGGCCCTTGGCCAAGGTCGCAGGGATTGCACGTCCGGAAGCGGTGAGCGTTGAGAACGGGCCGCGCTTGGCGTCGCTGTGGGGGATGAATGCGGAAGTCTGACCGAAGGCCGAAGCGGTCGTATCGGCCAAGACAGGAGCCTGGCCCTCGATACCGGCCGCCATGGCATCCATGGCCGCCTTGCCCTCATCCCGTCCAAACAATCCGCCCACCTTATCCTTGATCCAAGTCCCGATGCCCTTCTTGGGTTCACCGGCGGGAGCAGGAGTCTGGCCTATGGGGGAGGCAACGACCTGCGGAGCCTCCAGGGGAGCCTGCTGTGAATCATCACCGCCGAACAGGCCGCCGATCTTGTCCTTGATCCAGGTGAACGGCTGCTTGATGGCCGTCGCAACCGCGGTGATCTTACCCACGATCCAATCGAAGGCCGCGACCGCTCCACCCGTGATCGAATCCCACAGGCCTGCGAACCACTGCTTCACTCCCTGCCATGCGCCCATGACGCCGGCAGTCACGGAATCCCAGACACCACCCAGCCATTGGCCGGCAGCACCCCAGGCCTCCTTGATGCCTTCCCATGCACCGATGGCCGCAGCCTTGATGGAATCCCAATGCTTGACGATCATATAGATGGCCACGCCCAGGGCGATCACACCAGCGACAATGAGGGCGACAGGGGCGATGACGGCCCAATGGGCGGCGGCGGCACTGAACATGGAAGTGATCCACGTACCCATGGCCGGAAGGGCCGCCATGATACCGGACCCGATCTTCGCAAGCCCGTGTCCCAGTCCGATCAGCGGCGATGCCAGCAGGGTGGCTCCGCTCTTGAGCAACTTCAGCATGCCCCCGGCCTTTCCTCCCATGGCCGCGATCGTGGCGATCTGGGCGGTGGTGTTCAGCGCGGTACCGCCAACCTTCAGAAGGGCGCTTGTAGCCAGGGTTCCCCCGGAGACAAGAGTGGAAAGCTTCCCGCCGATCGGCGTGGAAAGCACAGCGCCTGCCATGTTGTACCAGGCTGTCTGCACGCCCATCAGCTGGCCTTGAATCTTGTTGGTGGATTCTCCCAGCTGGGACTGCAGGGCGCTCCTGGCATTCTCCATGCGCTTGGTCTGCTCGACAAAGCTGTCGCTCATGCGCTCGGCCATCATGGTGGACTGGCCGTCCGATGCACCGATCTGGCCGTAGTTGGCCTTGAGGCTCTCAAGCGATGCACTAAGCAGTGTGAGCGCACGCCCGCCCTCGGTGCCGAACGCCTCATCGAAGGCCATCTGCACGTTGGGGGCAAGCTTGGTCACATCCCCGAATTTCTTCTGTATGTTCTCCAGGGTTCCGATCACATCGGTTCCGCCCTGTTCGTTGTATGCGATGTTGAAGCCGAGCTTCCCGCTGGCCTTGTTCATCTGCGCCATCATCGAAGACAGCGACGTTCCGGCAAGGCTGCCGGAAAGGCCGCTGGTGTTCAGCTGGCCGATGACGGTGTTCAGTTCGGTCCACGCGATGCCATATTTCTGGGCAACCGGGATGCCGTACTTGAGGCCCTCGTTGAGCTGGCCGAGGTTGGCGATCTGGAAGGTCGCCTGGGTGTTGGCGATGGTATCGGCAAGTCGGGACATCTCGCTGTCTATGTCCGCTGTCTTGTCGCCCATCGTGTTGTAGGAAATGGCCAAGAGGTCGGCGGCGGTCTTGTTGTCGCCCATCGTGCCCTTGGCAAGGATCAAGCTGCGGTTCGTCGCAGCGATGGCGGCCTCGGCCTTGAGGCCGGCACTAAGCATGGAGTAGGTGGTGGAGGCATATTCGGATGCGCTCACCGAAGCGATCCTGCTTCCCTCGGCATGGCCGCTGGCCCATGAGAGGGCCTGATCGCGCAGCAGGTCATAGGTCTTGGCAACCGAGCCGTCCACGGTGTTGCCTGCAGTCATGACGGTGGTGGCCGCCGCCAGGGCCTGCTCAAGCTCCCCGGCTTTCCTGGACGGTTCGGCCAGGCTTGCCACCAGTTTCTGGCGGTACTGCTCGGTCGACGCGGCCATCAACCCCAGAGACGACGCAGTCTGCAGCAGCCCCGTGTTCGCTTGCAGGCCCTGCAGACTTTCCCCGATCCCCTTGACGGAGGTACGGGCCGCGTTCAATCCACTGGAGAAGGAGTCCTGGAGAACCAGTTTTATATTGGCTACGAAGTTCTTCAAATCCTACTCCTTTCTGAAAAGACTTGCCACCGCATCGGCGACGATCCCGACTTCCAGGCTGCGGAGGTACCGCGCTTCGGCCAGTAGGCAATCGATGCCGTCGGCCGGATAGAGCGATACGTCCACGCCGGTGAACCGCCTGATGAACAGGCGGGTTTTCGTCAAAGCTTCCGGCTCGTGCTCACCACCTCCGTGCCGAAAAAAGGCGATACCTGCTTCTCCACGAAATCAGCCGTCACTGCCGGGAATTCCTGGATCACATCGGCCACACTCTTGGGGTCCGGATGGACCACCAGGCTGACAAGCAGGTTGTTCTGGGCGGTGAAGGCATTCTTCGATGCCGCCTTGTTGTACGCCTCCATGTCGGCCACGGTGGGCTTGCGCCAGATGAACTCAAGCTTGTACGGCTTGCCTTCCTGGTCCTTGAAACTGATCTCACCCATATACAGGGTGGAGTTGGGGTTCTTTTCCTTGACAGACTTCAGAACGTCATTGTCGAACATCGCCTACCTCCTTATCCGAGCGGCTGGTAAGCAAGCTTACCGTTCAGTTTCGCGACGGCGGTCTGCTTTCCCTTGACCGACATCTTGATCTCGTCATCCTTCTTGAACTCGCGCGGAACCTCGGTGATCTTCACGATGATCGTATCGGTCACCACCGGGCTTGATCCGTCCCCCATGGAGACGACAATCGGGAACGGGTCCAGGGCTAGGATGCCCCTGGGGGCACTTTGGGCCAGGCGTTCGTACTCGCCGAGGGCCAAGGTCATCTCGAAGTCGCCCTCGTATGCCTTGCGCACCGTACCGCGGGGAATACCGTTCTTGTCGGTCACCACGTCCACGTCCTTCTTGACGCCGTACTTGATGTCTTCGACCGTGCTTACCATGCCGGTAGGCAGTTGCACCTTGATGGACTCAAAGTCATAGACTACTCCGTTTATCATTCCTATTCCTCCTCAAGGACTGGGTTTGCGTAGCTGATGACGTTCTCGATGAAGGTCATCTTCCCAAGCGGCACGATCTTGACGCGCGTCTCGATCGTCTCGGTGCTCAAGATGTTCTGGTTGGGATCGATCTCGATCTCGCCGGCGCTGATCTGACCGGCCGCCGCCATGTCGTTGAGCACCTGCTGGCTGATAGCCTTGAACATCTCGATGCCTTCCATGCTGCCGTCGGCGGCGATGGAGACCGTGTCGTTGAGGTACATCAGCTGTGCGGTCCGGATACGGTGGCATGCAAGGTCCATGACCCGCCTGCGCTCCTCAAGCCCGTAGTCGCTGGTGCCCTCTGCGAACATGCGCCCATGGGTGATGTACGCGCCGGTGAGGCCGATATAGGTGGTGAGCGTCGCATAGCCGGCATTGTCCAATGCGTCGATGTGTCCGCCGTTGATCCCCTCGGGAAGCAGCTTCACCACGCCGCTG